CACATGATGGTGCGGCCACGGACAGACGAGAAACCTGCCGCGGAGACATCCCCCACGCCTCAACCGCCTTCCCCGCGGCCTGCATCCCCTGGGGCACGTTGGGCGATGTCTCCGCCGGCGGGGAGCCCCTTCGCAACGAACTGGAGGAAGTGAATGGCCGCACCTGGCAGTGGGATCACTGGCCCGCCGAAGAAGATGCGGCAGAACGAAACGGTGTACTGGACCGACTACCCGTACACCGACAAGTTCAACAACCAGTACGACTCAGGTAGCTACGTCCTGCAGTACGCCTTTGCCGGTGCTTCGGCTTCCGCAGTGGTGGTAAACGCGGTCGCGACGGCCACTAATGTCGCCGGCCAGGGCTGGCTCTCGACGTTCTCGCCGACTCAGTCGGCCTTGATGCTCCCGGGCGTCTACAAGTGGCAGGCGATCCTCACCGGTATTTCGATGACCTTCACGGGGTCGATTTCCGGTACGACGTTGACCGTCACGGTTCCACCGACCCAGGCCAATCTCGGCATCGGCATGGTGCTGACCGGGTCAGGGATCACGGCTGGCACGACCATTACTGCAGGCGGTGGGCTGAGCTGGACCGTCTCGGCTTCGCAGTCGGTGGGGTCGGAGACCATTACCGCACAACTCCCGTCGCGCATCGTACCGCTCGAGGGGACGATCACCGTCGAGGTGGACCTCGCGACTATTGCAGGTCCCTACGACGGTCGCACGCAGATGCAGATCGGGCTGGCGAATGCCGAGGCCGCCCTCATCACGTTTCAGACATCAGGCGGGCGGATCAAGGCGTACAACATCGCGGGCCGCAGCATGACCTTTCAGGACGACCGCGAGATTCGCGAGCTCTGTGACTGGTTCCGGGCACGGGTCCAGATCGAGGAGGACAAGATCCTCGGCGGCGACTCGCGGTTCATCCGCGTCGGCTTTTCGCCCGCGTCCTCTGGTGTGCCGGCAAGTTCAAGCAAGAACTGGCCCTGGTGGTGATCGTGAAGTCCAACACTCGTCCGCCTCCTGACCCCGGCACCGTGAAGCCCGGGACGCCCTACGCGCCATTCAAGGCGCCTATGGGCCCGCTGCAGCCGCAGAACATCCCGCTCAAGAACTGAAGGAGCGCTTTATGAAGACAACGCCGGTCCTGCCTAACCAGGACCCGCGGCGCCCCGGTGCGCCCGCAGACAACCGGCCGACGCCGATCACTGTGCCGCCGAAGAGGAAGTGACCATGAACGAGCGACCGCCGACTCCTCAAGAGGAAGCCGAGTACGACGAGTACATGGATCGCGCTGAGGGACGGAGCAAGTTCTCGGAACTCGAGGCGAAGCTCGCCAAGAAGACGAAGAAAGGCAAGCCGGTCATCAAGAACCCAGGTGGGCTCGCCTACACCATCGGCAAGGCCAAGTACGGGAAAGAGGGCATGGCGAAGAAGGCCGCGGCCGGTAAGGCGAAGAAGTGATCGGCGACGTTCCATTCGCCCACTGGCTACCGAAACCAAAGAGAACAAGAAAGCGCGCCGCCAAGGAAGCAACGACGACGCCTGACTGGCTTCAGTACCCCTCGCGCATGTACGCGAGTGCGGTGCCTTCTCGGTTCAACCAGGGCTTCCCATCGTTCAACACGTCCGAGGACCTGGAGCTCGTCTCCAGCCTTCGGAACATGCGGGCCCGGTCTCGCGCCTTGGTGCGCGACGCCGGCTTCGCCAAGAGCGCCAAGCGAGCGATCGTCGACAACGTCATCGGGACTGGGGTGCGGGTCCAGCCGGCGGTGAAGACCGCGCGCGGTGGGTACAACGACCGCATAAACGACGGCATTGCGGACGCATGGGCCAAGTGGATGCACGCGCCGAACTGCCACACGGGCGGAGCGCTGCACTTCCACGACATGGAACGGATGCTCATGGGCCAGGTGTTCGAGGCGGGGGAAGTGTTCCTTCGCATCCACCGGGGGACCAAGTTCGGCTGGTCTGAGGTTCCGATAGCACTTGAGGTGATAGAGCCAGAGCGCATCGTGGACGGCTATGCCTATCCCGGGGCCGTGTCACCGAAGTCTGGCGGTGTTCGGCTCGGCATCGAGACCGACAAGTTCAAGCGGCCGATCGCGTACTGGATTCGCGACCTTCACCCGGGCGATATCCGCTTGAACCTCGAGCAGTCGGACGCGGTGACGAGGGTGGATGCGGCGGACGTCATCCACATCTACATCGTGGACCGCTGGCCGCAGACTCGAGGAGTCCCGTGGCTTCATGCCGCGGCCGCCAAGGTGCAGGACGTCAACGGGTATACGGAAGCGGAAATCATAGCCGCCCGCGGTGCGGCCTCCTACATCGGCATCATCGAGACGCCGGAGCCGTCCGCATCGCTCGCTCAGCAGGCACCCGACAACACGTACCAGATGTCGGTCGAGCCTGGCGTGTGGTATCGGTCGAGGCCTGGCGAGAAGATGCAGTTCATCTCGCCGAACCGGCCGACGAACTCGTTCGACCCGTTCATGCGTTTCATGCTGCGGGAGATTTCCGCCGCCGTGGGTGTGTCCTACGAGGCGGTCTCTCACGATTACTCGCAGTCGAACTACTCGTCCACGCGGCTCTCGCTCTTGAACGAACGGGACGTGTGGAAGGCGCTGCAGTCCTGGTGGATCCGGTCCTTCCGTCACCGTTTGCACCGCGAGTGGATGAAGACGGCCGTCATGGCGCGCGCCATTCCTGAGATCGACATCATGGACTTTGGCGGCAATGCGGAGAAGTTCCTCGAGGCGAACTTCCGTCCCCGGGGATGGAGCTGGGTCGACCCGACGAAGGAAGTCCAGGCATACGTCCAGGCCATCAAGTCGGGCCTCCGTACCGTTTCCGATGTGGTCGAGGAGACCGGCGGCGGCATGGACCTCGAGGAGATGATGAAGTCGCGCGCCGCGGAGCTCGAATACATGCGCGAACTCGGTATTCCGTTCGACACATCGCCCATCGTCTACGTCTCCGCCGAGACCCGCGGTCAGATGGTGATGAAGGACGACGGCACGGTGGTGCCGGCTGCCCAGGTCACGGCGGAGATCCAGCAGAAGTTCAACTTCGAGGCGCAGGGACTTCCGGCACCGCCGACCTCCGCAGGGGCGTTACCTGACCCGGAGACGGTCGAGGAGCCGGCGGCAACCGAAGGCGAAGAGGGCGACGAGGAAGAGGAACGGAACAACCTGGTGAGTTTCTTCCGGCGCCGGCAGAGGCGAGGAGAGTGAACATGGCCGAAGAGACATTTGCTTACGACGAGTCGACGCGCTGCGCGACCATCACGATGGAGGGCGGTCGACCCTTCAAGCTGTCCAACGTCTCGAAAGAGCGCGCGGAGGCCTTCTACAAGCGCCTGAAGGACGAGGCAGCGGCGATGGCGGCCCGTGGGGCCAAGGGCGACCCCCTGACCTTCAGCGGCTTGGACGGCACGGTGGTGCGTCATGGCTGAAGAGAACCGCACCCGGAAGCTCTCCTTCAGTTCCGAGCGTGCCGTCGTTCCACGGTGGTTCGGAGGCGAGATCCTCGACCACAACCCGGGAAGTGTCCGTAGCGACTTCCTCAACTCAGGTCGCGCACCGCTGCTTTTGAACCACGACACGTCCGCCCAGCCGATCGGGGTGGTGGAGAAGGGGAGTGTCCAGATCGGCAAGGACAAGGTTGGCCGCGCGAGTGTGCGCTTCGGCCGCACGGGGAGCGCCCAGGATGCGCTCACGAACGTGGACGACGGGATTCTCGCCAACACCTCCGTCGGCTATCGGGTGCATGAGATGCGCTTCGACAGTGAAAAGGACGGCGAGGAGAACTACAGAGTCGTTGATTGGGAGCCGCACGAAGTCAGTCTCGTGGGCGTCCCGGCCGATCGGTCCGTTGGGATCGGTCGTGGCGATCGTGAGGCTGACACAACTACCAGAGGTACACGTATGAGTGAAGTGAACGGCGCCGCGGCTGCTGAGCGCGCTGCGGCGGAAGAAGCGGCCCGTAACGCGGAAGCTGTTCGGCAGGAGAGGCTTCGCAAAGAGGCGGAGGAGACGGCGCGAGCCGAAGCCGCTGCCAGGGACCGGGTGGGTGCGGAGGCCCTTGAGGGCAAGCGCATCAAGATGATCAAGGACTGGTGCAAGGAGAACAAGCTCGAGGAGCGTCTCGAGCGCCAGTGGATCACGTCCGGCGCTTCGGTCGAGGTCGTGGCGGATGAGATCCTGCGGATCCTCAAGAAGCGTGGCGAGTCCTCGTCATCGAGTGCCGGGAATCTCGGTCTCTCCGAGCACGAGGCGAAGCAGTTCTCAGTCGTGCGCGCCATTCGCGCGATCGCCGAGGACAACTGGAAGGACGCCGGCTTCGAGGCGGAGTGCTCGCGGACCATCGCAGCCAAGCTCGGCAAGGTGGCCGACGGCAAGCGGTTCTTCGTCCCCGCCGAGGTGCGGAACGTGAGACGGCCAGTCTCCGGTCAGCGGCTGAACTACGCCGACCGGCAGCAGACCCGCGCCGATGTCGTGGGCACCACCACGGCGGGCGGCTACCTGGTTGAGACGATCAACCTGTCGTTCATCGAGCTCCTGCGCAACCGCACGGTGGCGTTCAGGCTAGGAGCCACGGTGCTCTCAGGCCTCGTCGGCAACGTGAGCATTCCGAAGCAGACAGGCGCTGCGACGGCCTACTGGCTCTCGTCTGAGACGACTCAGATCACGGAAGTCGAGCAGACCTTCGGCCAGCTGGCCTTCACGCCGCACACGGTCGGTGGCTATACGGAAATCAGCCGCCTCCTGTTGCTGCAGTCCTCGCCGGACGTGGAAGGCATCGTGAATGCCGACCTCGCGGCGATCATCGGTATCGCGGTGGACGCAGGTGTCATCAACGGCACCGGCTCCGCCGGCCAGCCGCATGGCATCGTCGGTCTCTCCGGCGTCGGCACGGCAACGGGAACCTCGCTGGCTCTCGCGGGCCTTCTGACCGCGCAGGGAACGGTCGGTGCCGCGAACGTGGTCCCGGTGAGTGGCGGCTGGACGACGACCTTCACGGTCTCGGCGCTCTTGCGTGCTCGCCAGGAATTCTCGAACACCTACAGCCCGCTCTGGTACGGCTCAGTGTGGGACGGCGTGATGCTCGGATATCCGGGTATCGCTTCCAACCAGTGCCCGACCGGCGATGTCATCTTCGGCGACTGGGCGCAGGTCGTGGTCGCGGAGTGGGGAGTCCTCGAGGTCGAGGTGAACCCGTATGCGAACTTCACCGCCGGCATCATTGGTGTTCGTGCGATGATGACGATCGACGTCGGCGTCCGGTATCCGGGCGGCTTCTACGTCATCACCTCGGTCACCTGAGAGGTACACATGGCACTCACTCAAGACAGCTTTCGCGATCCGCGCCGGCTCTACCGGGTGAAGGTGAAGTCGCCGTTCTTCATCACGGGGCGCAAGGACCCGACGGAGGTGGGAGAGATCATCCAGCTCCCACGTTCCGAGGCGGCGGAAGTGATTCACTCGAACAAGGCCTCTCCGGTCGAGGAGGGCCAAGCAGCGCCTTCCTCGAGCCCGATACTGCGGGCGGACCCTCCGCCTACCCCAGAACCACCGAAAGACGCGAAGGCGTCAAAGTCCAAAGGAGACTGATCCATGAGCAACTATTCAGGCAAGCCGCGCGTCGGTTGGGTGCATCCGAAGGAGGCGACCGGGCCGAATGCCAAGGAAGCGGCGCTTGAGGCCGGCGCCGGCAACATCACAGCCGAACCGCCGGATCTTCAGGAGGTCGCGAACCCGCGCCCAACCGTGACGCAGGCGGACTATCCAACGCCTCGCGACTCCGGTCAGATGGCCGACGGCCAGACTGGCGGCAACTACGAGCAGGTGAAGATCCCGGACCTGCAGGTCGCGCAGGGCGAGGATGGAGACTAACCCATGACAGACGCAAGGCTGCTTGACGACTGTCAGGCTGCGGCGCTCCTCGCTCCTGTGAGCGCGGCGAACACGGCCGCGGCCACGAGCGGATCGGGGCTCTGGCTCGACATCTCGAACTTCGTCGGCGATGTCCTCGTCGCGCAGAACGTCGGCGTCTGCACGGGTGCGGGCTCCATCAACGGTAAGCTCCAGGCCGCGAGTGATGTGAACGGGACGGGTGCGGCGGACGTGAGCGGGGCGACCTTTACCTCGGTGACGGCCTCGAACAACGCCCAGATCTACGCCATCAGTCCCGACCAAGTGCCGGCCGCGAAGACCTTCATCGGCTACGTCGGGACCATCGCGGGCTTTTCCGCGGTGCTGGTGAGTGTCACGGCTCACGGTCGCAAGCGCATCGTCTGATGTTCGTCGAGAACCTGCCGGCGTTCTTCCAGGACTTCGGCATCACGGCGACTGCCAACGGCTACACGACGTTAGCGATCTTCGACGCCCCGGACGAGAACGTCATGGGACAGCGCGTGCAAAGCGCTGAGTACACCATCACGTTCCCGACCGGGGCGCTGGGGAACCTGGAGTGCACCACTCCCGTGACCGTGAACGGCGTCGCCTACAAGGTGCGGCAGTGTCACCAGATAGAAGACGGCAACTTGCAGCGCGCGACGCTGGAAGCTGTGACTGCCCTTGTGGCGTGAGGAGAGGCATTTGAGCAACAGAGTGTTGACGACACACGGGCTGATTGAGCTCTCGCAGCTCGACGTGAGCGACCATGTGGAGATCGGAGACGGTTACCGCAAGGTGATCGTCCAGTATCGGCTGGACGACGAGATCGTGAGACAGTCGGTTTTTGTCGATTTACTGCGACCGAACGGCGCTGATGCCGTGCCCGGTACATTGAACGGGAGATAGCACTTGGCCAACACCACCGCGATCTGCACGAGCTTCAAGTCGGAGATCCTGCAGGCGTATCACAACTTCGGCACGACAGTGACGCGCGGCGGCACGACTGCCGACACCCTGAAGGCGGCGCTTTACCTCACGACGGGTTCAGTCGGCGCGGGCACGACAGCGTACAGCGCGACGAATGAGGTGTCGGGCACCAACTACTCAGCAGGCGGCGTGACGGTGACGAATGCCACGGCGCCTACGACTTCCGGCACCACCGCATACTGGACGCCATCAGCGGCAATCGTCTATACGACGGTCACGCTTTCGACAGCTTTCGACACGGTGCTGCTCTACAACTCATCGCAGAGCAACCGCGCGATCCTGACTTATAATTTCGGCGCGACAACTGTGACTGCGGGTACATTGACGTTAAATATGCCCACCAATGACAGCACTCACGCATTGATTCAACTCAACTGACAATGACGTCTGGCGTATACAAGATCGAGAATCTTGTCGATGGCAAGATTTATATTGGCTCTGCTCGCAATTACCGAGCGAGAGAGCGCGGGCACATCATATATCTGGCCGAGAAGGCTCCGCCACAAAGGAGCTCACCGTTATTACGGACAGATGAGGTGCAAGGCGTGAAGCTTTTCGCGCTGCTGGCGATTCTGGCGTTCTCTTCCGCGCTTGCACAGGTTCCTTCGCCCACCTGCTGGCCGGCGGAGATCGGTGGGACTGGCAACAGTACACACGTCGGGACGAATGTCACCGGCTGGGTCGTAAGATGGAAGTGCCCCGACAAGACCTACGCGTGGTTATGGGGACACTGGTCGGAGATGGCGACCAACTGGCGCGGGCAGCTCGGTACGCTTACTACGACGAGCGCCGCGACTAAGTGGAACGCGACCAATATCAAGCCCACGGTACTGGCCGACATATCTCCTGGGGGTGCGTACTACGATCTCGAGGCGCTTTACCTCTCGCTAGGGTACCCGGAGACCACGTCGATTCCGGCCCTTGTGGCTGGTCCAGCGTACTCGCCGGTCAAGACTGGCGACGCATTGATTTTGCTCGTTGTCGGCACGATCCCGGCCGGGACTCCGTGCGACATGACGCAGTCGATCATCCAGGCAGGCGTCCCGTACTACGTAGTCCCGGTTGCGGCCGTGACACTCACTGATCCCAAAGCGGAGCCGACGACCCTTGTCGCGAAATGCTTTTAGGTTTTTTTTGGCATTGGCTCATTGCGCATTGGCGCCGGCGCAAAGCGCTGGATGCGCCGAAGCTATCTACACCGACGATCTCAGGAGTTAACGGCATGTCACGAGTCACGATTCCCGTAACGGTCACACTCACTCGCAACGGTGGCAAGGTTCCGGCGACTCTCGCCGAGGTGGCGAAGGTGGTCGTGCAGATGACCGCCGACGGGACCAACTGGACGCAGCTTCCTGACCAGCCGAACACGGTCACGTCCATCGTGGTGGACTCGCTCGATCCGGGGAACTATCAGGTGCGTGCGGCCGAGGTCGACACGCAGACACCGCCGCTGCAAAGCGCCTGGGCGACGGTGTCCTTCTCAATCGTCGCGGTTCTGCCGGCGCTTGATCCTCCGGCCCTGGGCTCGCCGACTGTGAGCTGATCAGTGCTGCTTCTTACCAGCACTTCGGACATTGTCCAGCTCGTCACGGGCTCGGCGAGCACTATCGACGTACACGCGAGCTACGTCGATTATCTCGCGAGCGGCCCGACCTACACGCCGAGCCGAACAAACACGGCGATCATTTCGACGGCTACGACGACGACGATTGTGGGGTCGCCTGCGACGAGCACGCAGCGCAACGTCCGCCATATCAACATCGCGAACAACGATGCGTCGAACAGCACGGCTGTTACGGTCCAGCACTACGACGGGACGACAACTGAAGTCCTGATCAAATGCACGCTTCTGCCGGGCGAGGAACTCGTCTTCACTCAGGGCGGCATCTGGGTGCATTACGACGTCTATGGGGGAGCGTATCAGGCGACGACGCAGCCGAAGGTCCTCTTCAACTTCTCGACCGGCGCTCAGGGCGCTGGGTTCTCGTCCGACACGTACCTCACCGGATCCAACATTCTGCTGCCGTCGAGCAGGCCGATTGCCGGCACGCTTTATAGGTGCGAATTTGCTGTATCGAAAACTAATGCTGGAACGGCAACCCCCATCATTACGTTGCGCTATGGCACGAATGCCTCAACGTCAGACACTGGTCTGATCACCTTCACTTTTGGAGCTGGTAGCGCTGCTACGGATACTGCTTTGTGGTACGTGGAAGCTCTTTTCCGTTCGGTCGGCTCCGGGACGAGCGCTGTTCTCGCTGGCGCTAGTGAATTGACGAATACTCTAGCTTCGACTGGCTTTACGACAGCCCTGAAGATGCAGCAGGCCAATAGCTCGGGATTCGATTCCACTACGGCGAACACATATCTCGGTCTTTCTGTGAACGGCGGCACGTCGGCCGCGTGGACCGTACAGTTGGTCGCCTCACGACTGGAAAATTTTTAAGGAGAGTGATCATGTTGAAGTATGCGTTTAGTGGAGTTTCCCTTTCTGGTTCTTCGGCTTCTCAGACCATCGTGGCGTTGGTCGAATGGGCCGGAGGCTCTGCAGTTCTCAAAGCGTTAGGGGTAACCTGCACTGGAGCAGCGAGCATATTGGTTCAAGGGATAGATCGCCCGGACATCACCATCAACGCTCTCCCGGGAGCTCCGGCTAGTATCACTAGCGACGGAGAATGGCTGGTAACTGCGCCCCCCGGTTACCTTCAGTTTAGCTGCACAATTAATGCCGGCGACTCCATCCAAATCACGTCTTTGACGATTCTCGGGATTGAGGGCCGGTGAATGGCGGCTCATCCGCCGCGTGGACCGTGCAGCAGGTAGCCGCTCAGCTGATGGACTTTTGATGTGGCGATTACCAACATCATCCAGCACGTTTCGATTGCATCGAACCCGCTCGCTGCTGTAACTGAGGCGCTGAACAATCTCGTCATCACTAAGCCCGATCCGACGCTGAGCGGCAACGGACTCGTGTGTACCGTGGTGTATCCAAGCGGCGCGACGCCGGTCATCACGGACGATAAAAGCAACACGTGGCCAGCCTCTGGAGCCGCTGGAACGGTCACCGCAGATGCCGGCGGCGGGAATATGGCCATGCAGGCGTTCGTGCTTCAGAGCGCGACGACCGGAACGCAGAAAGTAACGATAGGATTTGGTTCAACGGCACAGCAGCCCGTAAGGGCGTGGCTCACGGAGCTCTACAACGTCACTGGGACTATCAAGGGCAGTCAGACAGCGACCGCCGTAAGCGCAAAGTCCTGTGTCGTATCGCCAGGGGCATTCACGCCGAGCGCCAGTAATTGTCTGATCCTCGCTTACGTAAGCAATTCCAATACAAGCGGGACGACGAATCCGACGTTCATCGGCTCTGCCAACACTCTGGGGAGCGTCTATCAGTTGCAAGACGCCGACATTTCCTGGAGCTCGGGTTCTGGGACGCCGACCGCCTCTCAGGCAATGCTGCAGGGGACGGCGGCTTCAACGACAGCGGCTTTCAATTTCGTAGGAGGAGGGACCGACACATACAACGTACTCGCGCTAGCCCTTTCGACAGGATCTCAGGGCACAGCTAAGCCAGCCGGCATTCACATTGACCGCTTGCTCTATTTCGGTACGGGTTCGATCCCAGCAAGTTACACGGTACAGATTCCCTCGTCCGGTAACTGCGGTCTCTTGATGGTGCGCGAGGACCAGATCGGCGCAGGTGTTGTGCCGACGGTCGATAGCGACGGCATCGTCTGGACGAATCACGGCCAGACTGGCGGCCCGATCTTCATCGAGCGTGACAACTACCTGCCGAATCCGAACCGCACGGTCACGATGAATTACACGGGGCACACGGGCGGCAATCTTGATTTCCGTTTCTTCGATATTTCAAGTGCCGCCGGATCGCCGTTTGATCTGACCGCTTTCATCGCAAGCACGGGAACCAGCAACACCAACTCGCTCGCGAATGCTCCGTCGATCACTCCGACCACGACCAACGGGCTCGTGATCGCGGCCATCAGCAACGGACTCGGCCCTACACTCGGCATTACTTCGCCTGCCAGTGGCGTGTTTGATGAGCCGACCTACCAAGTCGCGCAGTTCGTGGGCAGCATTACCGGCACATCGTTGGCGGTATCTTCAAACACTTGGGGAACGATAGGCCAGTTGGGGTTTAGCTGCATCACCGGTAGCGGCGTGACTCTCGGAACTTCGATACAGAGTGGCTCGGGTCCCTATGTGGTTCAGCCCTCGCAGACTGTCGGCGCAGGCACGACGATGAACGAAACGTGGTCGGACAGCTCGATCATCAGTTGGGGCAACGGACTCGCTCATTACTACAATCCCAATACGAGCGCGATTAACTTTACCTGGACGTTCGCTAATCAGCCGAGCGTCAACGTAATTGCCGGAGCGATTGCGTTAAAGACAGGTCCATCGATTACCTCGCAGACAGGTAATCAGTATGTGATACCCGGTCAATCGGTTACGTTCTCGCTTACTGCGGTGGCCTCTGCAGGCTCACTCAGTTACCAGTGGTATCGGAACGGGTCGAGTATCGGCAGCGCCACGTCCTCAAGTTACACGTTCACACCGAACTATCCGGCGGACTACGGGGCTTACTGGTACTGCGTCGTCACGGACAGCAACAACACGACACCGACCCAGAACATGAAAGTGATCTGGATCCTGGAGAACCGAGCTCTCGGCACGAAGCATGGTCATCCGGCACAGATAGACGACGGCTCGCAGGACTTTCCCTCCGAACTCAACGTCAAGTTCTGGTTCTGAGCCATGGAACTCGACGTCGCAAAATGGTTTGACGAGGAGTTCACCACTCCGGCTAGCGGTGGCGGCAACGTCAACAAGACTCTGGTTGGCCAGAGCGCGACGTTCACTGAGGGCACGCTAACTCGGTCTATCGCCTACGCGGTCACGGGGCAGTCGGTCGCGTCGACTGAGGGCACGATCAGTCGCGGCGTTTCCTATGCCGTCACTGGTATAGCGATCGCCTCTGCTGAAGGCGCGATCACCGCAGCGTGGTCTGGAAGTGCCAGTCTCGTCGGCCAAGCAATCACCTCGACGGAAGGTGCCATAACGCCTACCGTCGGCTATGCGGTGACGGGACAGTCGGGGACCATCACCGAAGGCGCTGTCTCGTACTCGGTCTCGTATGCACTCGTCGGTGAGGCGATCACCTCGACCGAGGGGACGATCACCGCCAGCACCGGCGGCAATGTGACTCTGTCCCTTG